TTTGCTTTCAATATAGAAGTATATTCGCATACATCGCACTTGTGATAAATTGGTAAAATAGTAGTATCCATATTAGTTTATCTATATATTATTATATTCATCGTTTTTAAGCCATTTAAACGAATACGATGAATATAATACGAACGCTTAGGCAAAATCATCAGGACATAAATATTCATTAAAATTGTGTCTGTATCTATGGTTAATATCATTATTCTCATAATCAATTATGAATGCATTAAATTTATCCCGAGTACTATATTCGTACATATTCATAAGTTGGTCTATTGTAATACCAACACCTGCTTCATGTAATATGGTTTTGATTTCCCTATTACCACTTAGTTTCAATATAACCAAGTAATTACAATTACGTCGAATGACAATGGGTGTTACATAATAATTTTGAGACAAAAAACAGATACTACAATTCCTCTTTCGGCAACGGATATACCAGTCACAAACAGATTGTAAATTCTTTTCGTTTTGTAAATCATCAACAATTAGCAAATTGGCTACATCTTTATCTACTTTATCTAAAGGAGGTATTTGTTCCACACCTCCCTCCTTTATTTGAATTGCGTCACTTAATGATGCTAAATAACGATATATCGCCTCGTCTTTATTTTTGACTACAATTATTATGGAAACGAATGTCCCAGCACCTTTTGAAAATTTACTTATCAAATTCCCAATCCAGCTTGTTTTGCCTGAGCCCGATGGCGCGACAACGCAAGCACGAAATGGGATAATAAATTGATGGTCATCAAAATTAGGGTTTGGTAAAACTTCATCTAAATATTGGCGTGGAATTTTGTTATAAAAACACAAATCCTCTGTTGGTTTAGCAGTATTGGGTTCAGGTGTTGATTTGACTGGACTTTTCCTTTTCATACTATATATAGATAATAATAATTATTTCGTATTAACATAATTCAAGTGTTTATGAGATTTCTCGTGTCGGGTTTTTTCACCTCCTCGTATAGTTGAACCACAACAACAAGTGTATTTGATTTTCCCCTTCTCTGCTATAATGTCCTTATTAACATCATAATATTCCTTTTGTTTTTCCTTTATTTTATCCCTATTAACATCATAATATTCCTTTTGTTTTTCCAAAATTGTACCCCTATTAGCATCACGATATTTCCTACCCTTTTCTGCTATTTTGTCTTTATTAGCATCACAATATTCCCTTTTCTTTTCCGCTATTTTGTCTTTATTAACATCATAATATTCCTTTTGATTTCTACAAGGATTTATCATATTCAAAGAAGCATTAAGCAATTCATAATGGCGACGCTCTTCTGCCCTCGCCTCTTCCATATTAGTACAAGAAAACTCGCATATTTGTATCATACTCCAATTATCCCACCCACCATTAGCACGAATGGTTTGATATACTTTATAATTGTGATGGATACTATTTTCATTATTACACGAAGATTTATGAAAACATCTTCGTTTAACCATATTTGTAGTATGACCTACATACACATCAGTAACATTCAAATCATTACATACAATTTTATATATAATCGTTTTAGAGTAATCCATTGCTTGTTTAGGCATTGTATAAGATTACATAGGACTACTCATTTAAATCATTTTATTTCTTAGATTAATCCATTCCCAAGTTCCTTAATTTCATTTTCACTATCCCTAATATCTTTATGAACTACTTCTCTAATACCCAAATCTAATTCACGCTTCGCACCATTCTTAGGTTGAAAGAATTGGGATAAAACATATTCATTCTGTTTGTAATCATTAGATTTTGACAAGTCATTAAAGAAACTAAGAAAAGTTCCAACATCATCATATATATTGTAAGTTCTATGAGGAAAGCAATTTATATAAAATGACATAGCTAAAACAAACCAGCCGCACATTCCTGAAACGATACTTTGAATATCCTTAGTAGTATGAGGACATCTCATTCCATTACAATATTCTTTTACAATGTCTCCTACAATTGTTGGATATATACAACCGTAACTATCAAAATATATAGGAGCGAATTCCCCGTTAGGATATTTATTCATTTGTAAAAAAACGTAATGCGTTCCTTCATTTTCCTTTCCATTTTCATCAGTTTCATCTTCCAAATTGATAATGTATGTTTTATTATATTCCAATCTTTTCTTAGGTAGTTCGGTTTTAAAAACAACATCAGCCAAAGGAATATCCATCTTTTTTGCCATAGTTTTAATTTGATAATCGGTAAGCATTATTATTCTATATCAATAAAAAAAAATCTATGGATATACTAATATGGCAACAGGAAAACCTTACAGAACTGAATATGATAGAACACAAAATTATAAAGACTATATGAAATTGCTTGATTTACAAATCAAAAATAACAAAACGAATTATGATGCGAACATATTGTATAAACAAACAGGTGTTCCAACACAACCATTAGATACAAGAACTTATGCTGAAAAACAACAAGATATAGCACAATTAAAGGTTAATTTACGTAGTGAATTAAGAATATTGTTAGACGATAATGTAATACAAGAAGTGTTTAATGATTTGAATGACGACCAAATACAATTTTTGGCAGGTGTTGCGACAAGTTTAATTGCTGAATTGAAACCCAAATATTCTCTTGGAATGACAGCCCACCATTTCTTAGATGTTTTAGATAAGAAGATTAGACAAGAGCAGGATTTTTCATTAAATCACGAAATAATGGGAACCTTAGCAGATACTTTGGAAACAATAGCAGATAATATGGTTACAGGAGATAAGATGAATGAATTGATAGATAGAATAGAACACTCTAAATATACACGAACTGATGAAAACGAAAGGATTGTGAATAGTCTAAGAGGTATAAATCAAGAGATTATACATTCACAAGACATATTAGCAACTATAAATGATAAAATTTTGAACCCCGATGCTTTATATGAAGTTCTTAGAGCAGTTGGAACAGAAAATAGTGAAGCAGTTGAAGAAGCTTTAATAGAACAATTTCAAACCTTACCCACAATGGAGCAAGTAGATTTTTTGATTGATAAAATAGAACAAGCAAATAGATTAGGTGACAGAACAGGGTTAGATGAAGTTCTACAAGATATAAAAGGTGAATTTGCTACTATGAATGATAGAATAGACTTTTATAATGAAGAACTTACAAGTGCCGTAGAGCAATCGGCAATAGCTCAGGCACAAGCTATGAGACAACAATCTCAAACTCTAATGAATGAAAATCAAAGAACTAGAGCAAGATTAGAAGGACGAATTGGAGGTTTAGGAGACCAAGTGGAACAAATGAATGAAGGAATAAATGAAAGCATAACTGGATTAAGAGGTGAATTAACAACATCTATTTCAGGCATTGCTAATCAATTAACTGCCTTATATGATAATATACAACGACAAGCAGGATTATTAGGAGATTTACAGGGAGGACAAGCTGATATAAAAGCGACACTTCAATCAATAGAGCAGGCGATTAATATGATACACGGGTTGGGAGAAGTAAATGTAACTCAACTTTTGAATATGGGAAATAGAATTGATGAATTAAACAATCAAGTAATGACAATGGGTATTCAACCTGAAACAACACAAGATATTATGACAGCCATCACATCATTTGAAGATGAATTTCAAAAACAAAGTAAAAAACAAGAAAGTAGATATAATGTTGAAACATCGGCAGAACAACAAAGAGTAAATCGTGAAAGGTTGATTGGAAATTTAAGACATTATTATAAACCTTATCGTGAAGTTGCTGAATTTAAAACATTAGGTCAAATGCGAGAGCTTTTGAAAAATATTTACAGAATTGGAGATGAAGATTTAAATAGGGTTATGGAAATACATACAAGAGAACCTGAAACTCGCACTTTTAATTTAACTGCTATTGGTAAATTAGGTAATCTTAACAAATTAAAAAACGATTATAAAGCAATAGAAAGTGTGATATTGGAAATTTTAAACAACGCACCGCCACCACCAATTTTTTCTGAAAGCACTACAACAAGTGAAGCTGTAAAAAAAATATCAGGAAGCACTCCAAGAACACCAGTAGAAAGTTCTTACAGACCAAGGAGAACAATTCCAGAAGAAGCATTACCATACGATTTTAGAGGAGAACCAACTCAAATGGCTTCTGCCCCATCGGGTGAAAAAAGTGAAGGGAAAGGATTAATGAAACACTCAGGAGTTTCAATACGAATGACAGGCAGAGGTATAGCACCAAGAGATAAATATGTTCCACTTGGAAAATATCTTGTTAATATTCATAAATTAGAGCATAACAATATTGTATCTTTTAAATCAACAAATCATAAAAGCACAAATATTCAATCCAAACGAGTATCTCAACAAGTAGCAGATATTTTGAAAAACATCGTAGATGGTGATTTAGATAATATTCAAATGGATAATCTTACCGAAGATGATATTTCCTATCTTTTTCAATTAATCAAGAAATGTGAATTACAGAATTTCTTAGATGGAAAAGCTGAGAATAAAGTCAAGACAAAAACAGAAGAAGAAATACATAAGTTTCACGTATTACAAGGAGAAATCGTAGCAGGCAATGATAATCCACAATTAATAAGGGAGTTTAAAGCAATTCTTCTTACGATGATGAACGAAGGAAAATTATCTAAGAAAGAAGCAGGTGATGTATTAATTCAAATGTCGTTATTAGGTATTTAACTTTTCTTTGTATATGATATATGAAGACGATAGTTTTGAATGCCTCTAATCTTGTTAATAATGGATTGAATAATCAATTCGTATATCTATTCCCAAACTCCGTTTCTATAAAGAATAGTTATATGTCAGTCGCATCAGTCGCCATATATTATTCTTGGTATAATATTTCAGTAGCATTAGGAAATAATTCATTCACATATACTTGGACGGTTGGAACTACTACTACAACCTATACCGTTACTATTCCTGACGGAATATATCAAGTGGCGGATATTAACAATCTTTTACAATATACAATGATTACTAACGGTCATTATTTGGTAAATAGCTCGGGACAAAATGTATATTATGTTGAATTTATAGTTAATCCAACTCGTTACGCAGTTCAATTAAACACATTTTTAGTTCCAACTTCATTACCAACTGGATATACTCAACCTGCTGGTTTTGCTGGTTTCCCAACAACGGCGAGAAATTCTGTTGTTACAATTCCACCTATTTCACCAGCAATTACTGGTTTAGGAGTTTTATTAGGGTTTAAACAGGGTTTAGTAACGGCTATAAACGCGGCGTCAGCTACTACTGGGACCTATGTATCTACAAATTCTGCTGGAACTATTTCATACATAAGCACAACAGCACCGAATATTCAACCAAACTCTTCGCTACTATTTTCATCTACTGGTATTGATAATAACTATTCAGTTCCAAATAGTATTATTTATAGTATATCTCCAAATGTAGGAGTTGGTTCTATTATTACTGATAAACCCCCTAATTATCTATGGAATAAAATGTATGATGGTTTTTATAATCAATTGACTATTACTATATTAGGGACGAATTTACAACCTATTCAATTGAACGACCCTTCAACTACAATTATGCTTACTATTGCGACCGCAGAAGAACGAGGTTTGAAATGATTTTTTTATTAACCTATTGTATATATGGTAAAGTTATATCTTGGAGAAAGAGTTCATCATAGTCATAGTATGATACACGGACGAGGTTCATCATTACTATTACATAAGGGAGGTCCAGGGGCTGGTTCAACCTATGAAAGTTTAGAAGAATATAAAGAACAAATAGAGACCCCAAAAAGCTATTCTAAACATCTACCGATAAAACAACACAAACCAATTACTATTCATAAAAAACACGGTCATGGAGGAACTCTATCTGGTATTGTGAATAGAATAAGGCAAGGAGCACCAGAAGATAGAACTCATACGCAAGATAGAAAGATGAGGGATTTGGTTAAACAAATAGAGCACCTTCAATTAAGCGTTCCAAAAAATACACACAAGCCTAAACCTATTTCATTTTAATCGGGAATTTGATATAAAGATGAGGGTTTTC